GTTGCAGGGCATAAAGAACAACTGAATCCAGCTGGCAGCGACCAGCATAAAAAGCTATGGAGGATACAGAAATGGAATGGTTAAAGAAATTATTAGAAGCAGCAAAGATTAATGACGGTGTTCTTGATATAGATGGATTAATGGCCCAGGTTAACGCAGAGTTCCCAAAACAGGCAGTGCCAAAGGAAACCTTTAATGCTGTCAGCAACGACCTGAAACAGGCTAAAAAAGACATCGCAACCAGAGACACCCAATTACAAGAGCTGAAAGACTCTGCTGGTGATGTAGAAACCCTGAAAACAACCATCGCAACGATGACCCAGGCGAACATTGACGCAGAGACCAAATACCAGGAAGAAATCAAACAGATCAAGCTGAATAATGCCATTGAAAATGCATTATCCGGGGCGAAAGCAAAGAACCTGAAAGCGGTAAAAGCTTTGTTGGATCTTGAAAAAGTAGAGTTGGACGGTGACAGTATCAAAGGACTTGACGATCAGATCGCGGCACTGACAACCAGTGATGATTCCAAGTTTTTGTTTGATGTTGCAGAAGACCCGAAGCCCAACTTCAAAGGGATTAACCCCGCTGAAGGTGGAGACGGACCGCCTAAGAATTTAGGCAACCCTGCTAATCCCTCCTACGAGGAATTATGCGCTATTTTTCCAAAAGAATAATAAAAAATTAAAGGAGATTTAAACTATGCCAAAATTTGATTCTAAATCATTCAACCCCCAAGCCTTTGGGAAGTATGTTGAAAAAGTACCCAATCTGAAACGAAACGAGCTGCTGAAATCCAGAGCATTGACACCCAATGCGGAAATCAGAGCCCTGTTTAATGCACAGACCACCACCGCTTACGGGGTCATCCCAATGTTCGGGAACCTGGGCGGCGAGGCCCTGAACTACGATGGGCAAACCAATATCACAGCAACCAGCACCGCTACTTTTGAGCGTGGTGTTGTTGTCTTTGGCCGGGCGAAAGCATGGACCGAAAAAGACTTTTCGGAAGACATTACCGGCGGCGTGAAGTTCATGTCCAATGTCGGTAATCAAGTTGCTGCTTACTGGGAAGAAGTCGACCAGGAAGTTTTGCTTTCCATGATCAAAGGGATTTATTCCTCAACTGACCCTGGTAGTGCTGCTTTCGCATCGAACCACACATACGAATTAAATACCGCTGTTGGGGCCTCAACACTCAACTCGGCGATCCAGAAAGCCTGTGGCCAGAACAAGGACAAATTCCAGATCGTGCTGATGCACTCTGTCGTTGCGACTAACCTGGAAAATTTGGGATTGTTGGAGTACATGAAGTATACCGACGCCAATGGGATTCAGCGATCACTTAACATTGCGACCTGGAATGGCCGAACCGTTATCGTGGATGATTCCATGCCAGTTCGCGAAGTGCCAGCCGTGGATGCTGTTTCCGCTGTAACTGGGATCCTTGCCGTTTATACACTGGCGATCACCACCAAAGCAATCGCTGGCGATGCCTTGACACTTGGCGAAAAGACCTATGTTTGCGGAACCACCGATGGATGGGATGCCGGGGCTTCTACAACCGCTGATGCAACCGCATTGAAAGCCTTGCTGGCCGCGGACTTCCCGCAATACACCTTCGGAGGGACCGGCGGATCAATCACACTGACTCAAAAAGTCGCGTTGTCTGAAGATGCGCCTACTCTGATCGTGAACAAGAACGATACCAACGGAACACTGGTGGCCACCATCACCGAGACAACCGAAGGCGTAACCGCTGTTGCCGCTGTTGCTGCCGCTGCTGCCTACACCGAGTACACCACCTACGCCATGGGCTTAGGCGCATTCGATTATGAAGATATCGGCGCAAAAGTTCCCTATGAAATGGATCGTGACCCTGCTGTTAATGGTGGCGAGGATACTCTTTACAGCCGTCAACGAAAATGTCTGGCACCTTATGGCTTCTCGTATAAAAAAGCAGTACAGGCCACCCTCTCCCCAACTAACGCAGAGTTTGAAAACGGCGCTAACTGGGAACTGGTGAATGATGGCGCTGGAACCTATTTCGACCACAAAGCGATCCCAATTGCACGAATTCTTTCAAGAGGCTAATAACAGCCTCTTTTTTAACGAGAGGTTAAGTTATGGATATTGAAAAACTCAAAGAATTATTGGGAATAACGGGAGCAGATAAGAATTTCGCCTTGCAATTTTGCTTAGACAACACTACCGAGGCAATCCTTAATTACTGCAACCTGGAAGAACTACCCACAGGACTTGTAAACACTGCTTACCGCATGGCTATGGACCTGTACAGGGGTGAAAACTTTGGTAGCGTCAACCCTGATGGCGGCTTAATTGCCAGTCAATCAGAGGGTGATACTTCTGTTAGTTTCCGGGCGGATGATGTTTTCACAAAGTCTTTGTTGAAAAACCACTATTCTCAACTCAATCGGTACAGGGCGATGTCATGGACATGAGAACAGCGGTCGAAAGCCGCTATAACGGTAAATGCACCATAACAGAAATGCAAGGGGTAAAAGACCCGGTGACAAACATTTTAAAACAAACCCCGGTGGTTGTCCTGACTGATCAACCCTGTAAGATGACCCATAAATCATCTGACACCACAACTGTTGTAAATGGCGTGGCGGTCCAGTCACAATCAATCAAGCTGCTGATCTCCCCGGATATTGAAATTAAGCCCGGGTCTAAAGTAACAATCACACAGGATGGCAGGACGGCGGACTTTAAACGGTCCGGTCTTCCCGCTGTTTACCCATCCCACCAGGAGATATCATTGATCATCTTTGATAAGTACGGTTGATATGGGAAAGAATGTTGATTACAAGCAGTTTGAGCAGTTTAAGAAGAAGTTGGAAAAGACGCTGAGTAATGATTCAAGGCAGAAGTTTATGGAAGACTGCACGATTGAACTTTTATCAAGACTTTTGGCTAAGGTTATTAAAAGAACCCCCGTTGGTGAAGAAGACGGCGGTAATTTGAGGCGGAGTTGGTCGGTTGGCTCAAGTGGAGCAGGTGAAAGCTTAAAAATTAATGTCGAACGGATCGACGGGGCCTACCAATGTACCCTGACCAATACCGCGAGTTATTCCTCGTACGTCAACTACGGACACAGAACCAGAGGCGGCGGGGGTTGGGTCGATGGGCAATTTTTTCTCGACATTTCGGAAAATGAAGTCAATGCTCTGGCACCGGCACTGCTCGAAAAGCGTTTAATGGAATACTTGAAGGGGGCCTTCGAATGATTGATCAGATTATTACAGGAATTGCCACAACGATAGCCGGTCTATATCCGGATTGCACAATTTACACCGAACCGGTTGAACAGGGCTTAGTCGAACCGGCGTTTTATATTCACTGTGTCAACGTCGATCAGTCGGATTTAATTGCAAAACGATTCAGGCAATCCATGCCTTTTGAGGTGGTCTATTTCCCGCTAAACGGCTTATCTGATATCTATGCTACCCTGCCAGTGTTACTGGCTAATTTGCGTACTATATCGCTTTCTGACGGTACCAAAATCAGAGGGATTGAGATCAGCGGAAAGCCGATTGATGGAGTCGGTCATGTTTTTGTGACTTATGACGCCACTCTATATGTTCAGGGCCCAGCAGTGGCGAAAATGCAAACAATTGAAATTACGGAAAGGATTAAATAAATGGCTACTAAAAAAACAGTCGAGGAAATCCCGGCTGAGAACAGATTTACAAAACAACAATTGATAAAGTCTAAGAAATACGCCCCTAAAGCTGATGTTTTGGGGGCTGTTTTATTGGATTCTGAAACCTATTCGGCCAGCGAGGTTGACAAGCTGGTTGATAAATTCTTGAAAGGTAAGGTGAACTAATGGCACTAGGAGGCGGAACTTTTACAGCCTATAACAAAACACTCCCCGGCGCTTACATTAACAGCATCAGCGCCAAACGTGCAGCCGCTGGTGCTTCAACTAGAGGAATAGCGGCGATGCCGTTATTGTTGGACTGGGGCCCAAGTGGCGAGGTTTTTGAGGTAATTCAGGAACAGTTTTTATCTGTGACCGAGTGTGCAGAAATTTTCGGGTACGCAAATACCCACGTAAACATGAAAAACTTGCGGGAGTTATTCGCAAATGCAATTAAGGTCTACTGCTACCGGCTAAACGGCGGCGGTGTTAAGGCTGAAAACACTTTTGCGACTGCAAAATACGCCGGAACCCGGGGTAATGATTTCAAAATTGCCATTGCGGTAAATGTGGATGACGAGACAAAGTTTGACGTCAAAACACTGATCGATGACGCGGTCTATGAAACTCAAACTGTTGCAGCAGCTACGGCCCTTGTCAGCAACGAATTTGTTGATTTTAAAACAGGCGCAACGCTGGCGGTTAATGCTGGCCTAGCCTTAACCGGTGGTACCAACGTGACCACTATCACCGGCGAAATCTTTTCGACATTTTTGTCGAAATTGGAGCAGTATTCATTCAATGCTTTGGGCTGTCCGTCTGCGGATACCGCAATTCACGCCTTGTTTGATAATTATACCAAACGGCTGCGGGATGATATGGGGGTTAAATTCCAGACGATCCGTCCAAAATCAGCGACGGCTATTGACTACGAGGGCGTGATCCAGATTGCGAATACGGTAACCGATGCCGGGGCGACGGGGTATGAGTTGGTATTTTACACTACCGGGGCACAGGCAGCTTGTGCAATTACAGACAGTCTGCTTAACTCCACCTACACTGGTGAGTATACGATTAATACCGACTACACACAGGCAGAACTTGCTGCATTTATTACCGGTGGGGTTTATGCCTACCATCGAAATGGTGCCGTTATATCGGTGCTGGATGATATTAATAGCTTTATTTCGTTCACAGAGGCAAAAGGAAAGAGTTTTTCAGAAAACCAGGTTATCCGGGTTCTGGATCAGGTCGCAATAGAGGTTGGTTCGCTAATCTTTAATGCGAAGTACTTGGGTAAAATCGATGGCGATGAAGACGGCCGAGTCAGCTTATGGAACGATATCGTCAAGCAACATGAGTCCATGGGCAAGGCTATCAAGAACTTTGACCCAGCGGATATTGTTGTCACCGGCAATGATGATGGTGATCAGGTGTATGTCTCAGATGCCATCACACCAAACAAAGCAATGCGTCAGCTGTATATGACCGTTGTGGTTAATTAAGGAGGGTTGGAAAATGAAGAAACCTATGGATTTACAGCTATTTGCTGACGCGATCATGCGGGTGCAGGACTCGATTTCCGGGTCCAACGCAAAATGTTATGTTATCGTCGACGGCAACCGATACAATTTCATGCATGCGCTAAGTCTAGAATCGACTTTTGAAAAAACAAAAGAAGAAATTCCAATTCTTGGTAGACAGACAAAAGGGAATAAAGCAACCGGCGGCAAAGGCTCGGGAAGCATGGAGGTGCATTACAACACTTCTATGTTGCGAAAACTAATGATCCGATATGCTAAAACAGGCGAGGATTTTTATTTTGATATTCAGGTAACAAATGAAGACCCGACATCTTCGGTAGGTCGACAGACTGTCATCCTGAAGGATTGCAACCTCGATTCAGCAACGATGGCCCAGTTTGACGCAGATTCTACATACTTAACGGAAACACTTGATTTCACATTCGAGAGTGTGGAAATGCCAGAAGAATTCTCCCTGCTTGACGGGATGCTGTAAGAGGCGCTTAATGCGTCTCTTTTTATTTGAAAGGAAGTAATAGACGTGGTAGATAATTTAAAAGCATTTATGGTTAAAAACAGAGCGATTAAGGAGCCGACGAAATACCCCGCATCGGTCGATTTTACCGGTGAAAACGGCGAACCGATAGAGTGGGTGCTTAGACCGGTAACCCCTGAGAAAAACGACCAGCTGTTGAGTGAGGCGGTATTCCCTGATATTGACGCGAAAGGAAATCCTATCACAAAATTTAGAGAGGGTGAATACCGAAAAAACCTGATGGTAGAGTCGGTTGTCTTTCCGAACTTAAATGACGCAGAGTTGCAGAATTTTTACAACGTTATGGAGCCGGGGGCATTGTTGAACGCGATGCTGAACATCAAAGAGTATAAGAGTCTGTTCGACAAGATCCAAGAAGTAAACGGCTTTACCGCAATCACGAAGGAAAAGGTTGACGAAGCAAAAAACTAATCGAGGGTGGCGACCCAGACGCAAATTACGCCATATTCATATTGAGGGAATACCACATCAGACCTGCCGATTATATGGCAATGGACGTGTGGGAGAAAACCTTAATCATGGCGGCGGTTGATCTGGAAGTTAAAGCCCGCAAGAAAGCCGAGAAAGAACGCAAAAAGAAAGGAGGTAAAAAAAGATGAGTTCGATATCAAGTAGTATCCGGCTATCTGACCAAATGAGCCCCGCTATAAAATCCATGATGACCGGTATAAACAGCATGATCGCCGGTTTCGAACGAATGGAGACCGCCAGTGCCGGGGCCATTGACACGAAAAGCATGTCCATGGCAAGATCAGAAATGGCGAAAGCGGGAGCGGCCTTTAAGCAATTTGAAAAGTCCGTAGAAGAAGCTGAAAAAAGTCAAAAGGAGTTTAACAGCACCGCGAAAGCAACCACCAGCTCCGTGAGTGGGCTGATCGGTAAAGTCGGGGCTCTGGCCGCGGGTTATATGTCTTTGCGGGCGATTCAGGGTGTTATGGATATGTCCGATACATATTCACAGACTACAGCAAGACTGGGGCTGATGAACGATGGCTTGCAGACCACCGCTGAATTGCAAACAGAAATATTCAACGCTGCCAATGATTCCCACGCCAGTTACCAGTCGATGTCTGACATGGTTTCTAAGCTAGGCCTGATGGCGGGTGACGCCTTTAGCGGTAGCGATGAGATTGTTGATTTTGCCGAACAGGTAAGCAAACAGTTTGTTATTTCAGGAGCCGGTGCGGGCGAAGCGTCAAATGCGATGCTCCAATTAACGCAGGCCATGGCATCCGGGGTTTTAAGGGGTGATGAGCTTAACAGCATCTTTGAAAACTCCCCTACCTTGATTCAGACCATTGCGGACTATTTGGGCGTGCCAATCGGTGAGATCCGAAACATGGCCTCTGAAGGCGAGATCACAGCGGACATTATTAAAAACGCAATGTTCAAGGCGGCAAACGCCACAGACGCAAAGTTTGAAGCCATGGGCATGACCTTTGGCCAAGCCTGGACGATCTTTCAGAATAAATCAAACCGGGCGTTTCAGGGTGTCTTTACCCAAATGGGGCAGCTGGCCAACAGTGATGCGCTGGACGGTTTTCTTGATGGTTTGGCTGGTGGTGTTGAAACCGCTGCAGGGATTGTCTCGTCTATTGGAAACGGTATTGACTTTGTGTTTTCAATACCAGAGATTCAGAACCTATCTAATGATATCGGTGAAAATTTCGGAACTGCTTCAGCGATGTTTAAAACAAACATCGACCAGATCACCGAAAAAATAAAAGAAAAATCACCTGAAATGATACAGTCCGTTGACCATGCAAAAAGTTCATGGACTCTGTTTTATGATCGGATTACTGAGGATAACGAGGCGTTAAAAGGAGTCGACTGGCAAGGTGGTCTTGTTTCAGCGATGGATTTCGAAATCGATAAAATAAGCTCAATGATTTCAATGTTTACCAATTTAGGGACCATCATTACAGATGTTCAAAACATGAAGACCGCTTTTTGGCAGGGGCCCGAGGAATTCAAAGAAGCAGCCATTCAATTCGATCAAGACTTAATCAGGATGAACGAAAACATAGCAAAAGCATCAAGTGAAGCGCCAGACCCAGCAACCGTTTTGGCAAATGGGATGGAGGCTAACAGAGGACTGGTAGATGCTGCTGCCGCGAATATGGTGACGTCCATCAGCACTCCTTTGACTGAATTAACCACCAACGCGACTGCCGCTGGGAATACAATTGGCCTCGGGGTTGGTAGTAGCATCGCAACAAGCATGGGAGTTAGTTTACAGGCAGGGTTTGCTGCTATACCATACACAGGAGAACAAGCGGGCCAGGAGACAACTGCCGGTTTTATAAAAGGCACTCTGGGCGATATAGCCGGTGTCACAACCGCAGGGAAAACATCTGCCCAAGCTTTAATTGACGCCGCAAATTCAACCCTTGATGTCAATTCGCCGTCAAAAGTTTTTCAGATGATGGGGAATTACACCGGTGACGGGTTGATTAAAGGGCTTAAAGAAAGAGAGGATTCAATCGTCGCGGGAGGAGATTCCGCTGCAACAGCACTAAAGGACAGCTTTAAAAAGGCAATGGGTATAAACTCACCGTCAACTGTATTCAGGGAGTTTGGTTACTATGCAATCGACGGATTGATCGAGGGCCTAAGTGATACTGAACTCATGACATTCTGTGAAAGTATCGTGGCTGATATGAAAGCCGCTTTTGAAGCTGGAAGTTTCAACCTTCAGGCAGGCATTGAGTACATTGGAACCGGTGCGGCTGAATTCTTTAAATCGATCGGTATCGGCGGCGCTTCGCTGGGCCAATTGATCACACCTATAGCGGGTGATGTCACATCAGGTTTCGGGAATCGCGATTCATTCATGACTGATAGCGGCCAAATGTCAAGCAAATACCATGAAGGTATCGATATCGGAGCCGCCTTTGGTACGCCGATCGGGGCCGCTGGGGCGGGTACAGTCACTATGGCAGGCTGGAACGGCGGTTATGGTAACACCGTCATGATTGATCATGGCAACGGTCTATCGTCAATGTATGCCCACATGGAAAGCATTGCGGCCTCACTGGGGCAAACAGTGTCAGCCGGGCAGACTATCGGGACTGTGGGCTCAACCGGTAATTCCACCGGACCACATCTTCACTTTGGGCTATACCAGGACGGCGTGGCGATTGACCCGGGAGCCTTGTGGGGCTACTCATCCGGGACGATGTCAGCACGTCCGGGATTACACCTGGTCGGAGAAAATGGACCGGAGGTAATTGGATTCAATGGCGGTGAGTCCGTCCTTAATTCGAAAAAGACAAAACGCTTCATGGCTGCATCAAGTGGAGGCGGTAACTTTTCAGTAGCAGGGCCTGGTGGCGTCAACGTTCAGGTTAGTCTGAACGGTGTCACCATTGCGAATGATATGGACATTGAAATAGTAGCGGATCAGCTTGGCTCACTGATTGTTGAAAAAATGAGAACACGCGCAAGCGTGGCATAGGGGGGGGGGGCAACTTGTCATATTTAGTATATCTTAATAAAATATTGCTTCCCGTAACCCCTGGCGAGATCAGCATTCACGCCCCAGGGAAAAATGAAACATTTGAATTAATCGACGGCTCTGAGGTGAATATTCTCAGGGCCCCTGGTCTGGAAGAAATAACCTTTGATTTCTTACTGCCTCAAGTGCGGTACCCGTTTGCGGTGTATCAAAGAAACCAGTTCCGAACGGCGGAATACTACATTAAGAAGTTGACAGAACTGAGGGCTACAAAAACACCATTTCAGTTCATCTTGTCCCGGTATGTACCAAAAACAGAAGCCGATAAAGGGAAAATAAACACTTCATTTAATACCAATATCAAGGTCGCTATTGAAGACCTGCAGCAAAACGAAAGTGCCGATAATGGTGTTGACATCATGATGAGTATTGTTTTAAAGGCTTATCCCGATTATGGAACAAAAACCTTTAAGATCCAAAACGACGTGGCGACGCCCGAAGAACCAGACCGACCAGTTGAACCAACCCTGGTGCAACTACCGAACCAGCGGAGAACTTATACAGTAAAATCAGGTGATTCACTTTGGGCCATATGCGCCCGGGAACTGGGTAGCGGGTCAAAATGTATGGCGGCTGCTAAAAAGAACGGCATTGCAGACCCGGACTTAATACAGCCCGGACAGGTTCTTGATTTAACGGGGGTATGATATGGCTACTGAATTAAGAACACAAAGCGGCGACCGGGTTTATTTGCCGGTTGTTCAGGGCGATATCACACTCACCCGGGAGAAAAATGGCGTGTCGGTGCTTGAGTTTAAGCTGTTATCTGATAAGAAAAATCTTGAAATAGCAGAAGGGAATCTGGTCACTTTCACATCAGATGAGATCGAGCCAAAAGGATCAGGGCACGCTCTTTTTAAGGGGTTTGTGTTTCGACTCAGGCCAGATAAAAATGGATTTATTAGCGTGACGGCCTACGATCAGATCCGATACCTTAAAAATACTGATACCTATGTTTATGAAAATAAGACATTGGCAGAGTTATTGCGGATGATTTGTGGCGATTGCCAGATTAAAGCCGGTTCTGACATTATGACAACCGGATATGTGATTCCTTCCCGGATTGAAGAACAAAAAGCGTATCTCGATATGATCGTGTCAGCCATCCAATTAACCGCTCAAAATACAGGAAAAGAATACATTCTTTGGGATAACTTTGGTGAGGTGGCCCTTCACGATACCGAATTTCACAAAATCCCCTTGGTGATCGGAAACGACACGGCGGGGGATTTTGATTTTGAAACAAACATTGATGATGACACCTACAACCAGATCAAGCTTTTTAGGGAAAAGGATGACGGCACTCGGGAAGTATTTGTTAAATCAAACACGGGTAGAATCAGCCAGTGGGGATTACTACAGTATAGCGATACCCTCACCGATGACGAAAACGGCGACAATAAAGCAGAGATTCTGCTAAAGCAAAAAGAGTGGAAAAAAATTACCTTGAGGATGATTGATTGCTTTGGCGATGCCAGGGTTAGGGGCGGATCAAGTGTGGTAATCAACCTGGACACTTACGCCAATATGGGGTTTGCCTATAACGGTATAACCTACCATGGCTGGATGATGGTAAAGAAAGTTATACATCGATTCAAAACCGGGTTCCATGTAATGGATCTCGATCTGGAAGGAGGCTTTGAACATGGCTGATCTGGTTGATGCTTTAAAACAATTATCAGCTGAACATAGCACAGCATTAAACCCGGTAATCATTGCGGCGGGGGTGGTCGTTTCAGTTAATCCCCTGAAGATTATGATAGATCAAAAAACCCCATTATATGCGTCGATGCTGAGGTTGACCAATGCGGTAAAAGATCACACCACCGAGGTTGTTATCCCCGCTGTTTTCGATTCTAACGGTGATTATGCATCTGGAACTTACACGATCACGATAAAAAACGGTCTGAAAATCGGTGAATCCGTTTTTATGGTCCGGGACCAGGGCGGGCAAAAATACACAGTTATAGATCGGGTGGTGAGTTAAATGTTACCAGAATACAATAATGCCGTAACGATAAACACTGAGGCCCAACCATCCAAAACATTCCCTATCGGCTCCCCGGGCTACATCGACCAAATCGAAGCAGTCAAGCAGGCGGTTGCGATTATCCTTGACGTTGCCCGATTCGACAACCCGGTTGTTTCGTGGAATTTTGGTCATGAATTAAACCAATTAATCGGCCAGCCAATGGAGTTGGTCATCCCGGAAGCCGAACGCTATATTCGTGAAGCATTGACACAAGATGATCGGATCAATGATGTGGTTGATTTCGAGTTTACAGAACAAGGCAGCAAGCTATTGGCAAACTATCGTGTTGTGACAATATACGGCGATTTTACACAGGAAAGCGAGGTGAGTTTATAAGTGTATGAAAATGAGACTTTCGAAGTCATACAAGCCCGAAAAATGGACTTTATCAAGGCAATGGACGGGGGCAGCGAACTGGACACCCGGGAGGGTTCGATGATCCATTTTGCCACAGCTGGGAACAGCGCGGAGCTGGCACAGATGTATATCAAATTAGACGTGACACTTAACGAAACTTTCGCAGATACAGCCAGCCGGGATAATTTAATCAAGCGAACGGCTGAAACTGGCATGACTCCCGATCCGGCAACTTATGCCGTTCTAAAAGGCGTTTTTACACCGTCAAGTTTAGAAATGATAATCGGTACCAGATTCAGCGGAAATGGCGTAAATTACGCCATCACAGAGAAAATAAGTGATGGTGTGTATAGATTGCAATGCGAGTCTCTGGGCGTTGTAGGCAATCAATACCTGGGGGATCTGATCCCGGTTCTATATGTACCAGGACTTGAAACCTGTAAATTGACCGAGGTGTTGATACCGGGCGAAGATGAACAGGCGACAGAGAGCATCAGAACAGAGTATTTTGATTCATTCGATGATAAAGCGTACGGCGGTAATGTTGCTGACTATACCAAAGAAATTAATGATTTAGATGGTGTTGGAGGTGTAAAGATCTATCCTGTTTGGAACGGGGCCGGCACGGTTAAAGCGGTAATCATCAACTCATTGTTTGGTCAGCCAGCAGCTGAATTGATCGCAGCGGTTCAAGAAGCGGTCGACCCGGCGGCTTATTCTGGTCAAGGTTATGGAATCGCCCCGATTGATCATGTTGTGACAATTGCTGGGGTAACGACAACAGCGGTCAATATTGCAACTACGATCACTTATCAAAGCGGTTATACCTGGGCAGACATACAGAGTTACGTCAATGCAGCGATAGACGCCTATTTTACAGAGCTAAACCAGACATGGCAATCTACAAAGACACTGACGGTAAACAATGGTTTAATCGTGCGAATATCGCAGATTGAGACACGGCTCTTGAACATTACCGGCGTTCTGGATATCACCGGAACGACCTTAAATGGTACGGCCAGCAATCTGACTTTAGGCGTTGACAATATCGCAGTGAGGGGGACAACGAGTGGATAGAACAATTAATCTGATCGAATACGTTCCCCCGATTCTGGCAGACACGAAAGAATTTAAAGCGATTTGTGCCGCCGAAAATGCTGAGATTGAACGATTGCGAACAGCATATCTCAATCTGTTCGCTGATCAGTTTATTCAAACTGCAACTGAAAACGGGATTTCACGACTGGAAAAGATCATGGGGATTGTGCCAAAGGGAACAGATACGCTTGAGATCAGGCGATTCCGATTGCTGGCCAGAAAACAGGAGAAGTTACCCTATACGAAATGGACATTGCCGGAACAATTGGCAGCGCTGTGCGGTGACGATGGGTATTCGTTAAATATTGATCATTCAGCACGAAAAATAATAGTCCGGGTAGCGTTAGGCGTAAAAGGGATGTATGATGCGGTTGAATTGCTACTGTTGAAACAACGTCCGACAAATATGGTGATTGATTTGAGTTTGCTTTACAACCAAAACAAAACGCTGCATCCATTTACCAACGCACAATTATCGGCATATACCAACAAACAATTAAGAAATGAGGTGATATCGTAATGGAGACTTTGACACCCAATTACCATTTACGAAAACAAGACGAGGATGAGTTTTATACAGAGACGATCAATAGCGACAACATGGATATTATTGACGGTGAGTTGAAGAAATCCGCTGACCACATCGCCGACACCGCCGCCCACGTCACGGCGGAGAAGCAGGCGGAATGGGATGGGAAAACAAGCCACGACGATTTTGCAGCACACGAAATTCTAAAATCGGGGAGTTCTGTTTTAGGGCACGTTAAAACCGATCGGGTTGACGCAAGTGGGAACTTGATTTTCCCGGAATCAAAAGAATTAGGTAGATATTCCAATAATACGAACGTGGAAGATTTTGCATTAAATAATTGTGTGTTGAAAAATAAAAAATTCCAGCTAGGAAGTTTTTATTCAGGCGAAACAGAAACAATTGATACAGGCGGTTCAAATCAAACCACAGCGACATCGTATATAGGATTTATACTAAACCCTTCTGTGATTACAAAAAGAGTATTTTCGGCATCACTTTTTTATCCGTCAGCAGTCACACTACCAGCCGCACGCTTAAGAAATAAAACAACAGGAGAACTTGGCCCATGGAAATTACACGCTAGTTATCCAAACGCATCATCACAACCAATGTATTATTTTGATGCAAATGATGTCAGTTATTCCGGAGAAAGTGACGTTATTGAAATCCAGTTTCAAATAACCAATACAGCTGGAGTCAGTCAGTATTATTCATCTACTTTACATTCTTATTTAAGTGATGTTGTTAGTTACAATGACTTATCAATGACTGGCGTAAGCTATTCGACATCAACCCGTTACAGGATTCAAATTACTTTTATAGACGAGGTTGTGAGTGCCATTGAAGGAACTGTCATAAAAACAGTTAAACCACTCGATTTGGAAAAATGGGGTAACTTTGAATGGAAACAAACGTTAGGTGAAGGGTCTGATATTCAATGCGATTTTATAAAAGAGGGAACCACTCTCAACCTCGGGTATACAAGTACCGTGACAGGAACTGCCAACTTACTGCAAGGAGTTAAATTACAGCCACTTACAGATCTAAAGGGGTTAAAAATAACACCTTACGCAAATGCACTAAGCGTCATTCAACTTCTTGATTCAAATAAAAATGTTCTACGTGAATATGAATCTTTTAACGGAAACACTACCCTTGCATCTGGGAGCGCATTTTCGATCCATTATCCATTAAGCGCTGGCGAGACTTATTACATAGTGAGTTTTGAACCATCATCTTGGTCTTGTGGTTATGTGAGTACAGCGGTCCCGACGACGGGTGACGATATCTCTATTACTGGCGGAGTTGCCAATGGTGTAGATGGTACTCAGTTCAGATGCTTCAGATACTTTGCTGGAATAAAAGCTGTTTTGAATGATGTTGAATCGGGAATTGATTTATCAGGTCTGTCAGCAGATGACTATCCATCTTTGCAAGTCAGATTTTTATTGAGTAGGGACAATAAAAATGTTAATTCTCCTGCTGTTTATAATACAAGCTTAACTTACAAGCGGATTAAAAAGCATGGCGTTGATCTTATTGCTGACGTTGAGACAACCGCAAATGCAGAATCAATTATAATTTCTGATATACCTCCTGTATATTCAAGGCTTAAAGTTGTAATCCAAAATGCACTAAGTGCACTTACAGCGCAAAATTTACAGTTGTCATTTAACAGTGATGTTACAAACGGAAATTATCAAACAGCGTTATGGGACGGATATGGAAATTCCGCTGGTTCATCAATATTAACTGCAATAGATTGCGGCGTAGGATCTTGTATGCGTTTTGGTGATAGCTTGATACAATGTTATTCGGAAATAGAAATTGAGCAGGGTGCTATAAAAGCTTATAAATCATGTAGAGTCAGGTCTTTAGTAGACGCATATTTAAAAGAAGGTTCCGGATTTTGGAAAAATCTTGACAACAAGGTTACAAACATAAAAATATCTGGATCCAATTCTGCATCCTACCCCATCATGGCCGGATTAAAAGTGAAAGTATACGGTGAATATTGATGAAAAAAATTATATTTAATTGTCAAACTGGCACAACAGAAATCATTGAACTAACTGTCGAAGAAATCACACAGCGTGAATCAGAAATTCAAGCGTCTGAAGAACAGGAGGTGTTAGATAGCCTGGTTCCGTCTAATGAAGAAATAAGAAAAGCGGAAACAGAATTATTGGTCATCGAAATACTAACAGAAGGAGGACTATTATAATGACAGCATTACAAAAAAGATTAGTTAACGCTTATGCCACCCTGGTAATGGCAGGAAGAAAAAAACTTGAAGAAGTGCCGGAAACAGAATGGGAATTGAGCGATGGAACAAAAACCACGCTTAGAGCGGAAGTGATTGTTGAAATTGCAAACCGAGAAGTAGCAGCTTTATCATAGGCTGTTTTTTTATTGCTCAGGGGCGGGAAACCGTCCCTATTAACTGAAAGGGGGCGGTTTATGGTTATCGACATCGGAGTTATTGGGAATTGGTCCGGGGCACTTTTGACAATAGGCGCCCTATTTGGAGTTGTTTATAAGTTTTGCCGGCGTGCGGATAAAATCGAGGAAAAGATCCAAGAACATGACGAATGTATTAATGACAGCTTGGAGGAACGAATGATATTGCTCAGGGCGCAAAAAGCGGCACTTGAAGCAGTGTCCGGGAAACGGTGTAATGGCAATGTTGATGATTCGATCAACGAAATTGATGAGTATATGCTCAGAAAATCACATGAGAAGTAAGGAGAAATAGAAAATGAACAAAGAATTAATCAAAGATCGTCTGAAAAGTAAAATTGTGTGGGTTGGCATCGTGGCGCAGGTTGTATTGCTGGTGGCATTATTTAACCCTGATATTGCGGATACGATCAAAATTGCAGGGGCATCAGTCGTCGAGATAGCAACCATGGTCGGGCTGCTCAACAACCCAGCCGATAAGGAGAATTGGTAAGATGAGTAATCAATTATTCGATATTAACACCGTCTACAGCACCCACGTCCAGAACGATGGCTGGAAACCCGAAGTCCGAAACGGGGTGGATGCTGGGACCACCGGGCAGAATAAGCGATTAGAAGCATTTACCTGCAAACTGGAAGTACCAGATGGCGTGGATCTGCACGTCATGTGCCGAGCCCACGTCGCCCAAAAGGGATGGTTAGATCCGGTCTATGACGGCGCCATTTGTGGGACCGTCGGGGAAGGATTAGCCTTGCAAGCTATCCAGCTGCAGCTGTCCGGGGCCGATGCGGCCGATTATGAAATTTGGTTCCAGGTCCATGTAAAAAACCGCGGATGGATGAATTGGATGAGCGGCGGCGAACTGGCGGGGACCGTCGGATTAGACCTGCAAGCCGAGGCGATCCGGATCATGGTATTCAAGAAGGGAGTGAGCCTGAAGACCGATGGCGTGCTGGGATTTGTCGAATATGTGGCCCCGCCAGCCGCCGATCCGGTTGTCAACCCAAATATGGCGGGGAAATATTTCGCATGGGCTGAATTGGCCTGTGATTGCGTTAAACCGGAATATGGGTTCGGTTGGTGCGATGGCTACCCCGAACAGGATTTAAAAAATCAGAATGCGCCGTATTTAATTAATATTTTGGATCGTTTGCGGGAATATCTCGGGGCAATGATTATCGTCACGTCGATGATCCGCTGCCAGGATTGCAACGATCATTGGGGCGGTATTCCGGGCAGCTACCACACAACATGGCAGGCGGTTGATATTGTGGTGCCGGGATTCAGTCCGTATGAGGTAGCGGTCGCCGCAAACGAGCTGACCGGTTGCGGGGCGAGGTATTACAGATCCAGCGGGTTTACTCACCTTGAGCTACCTGGATGCGGAGTTTATTGCCAGGAATAGATTTTTTAGGGCTGCTTTCGGGCAGCCTTTTTTTAGAAAGGAAACAATTATGATAAAACGAGTTGGCACAATAACAGACGGCGACACGAAAGAATTTATTTGCAAAGCAGCCGATTTGCCAAATCTTGCAAGCTTAAGCTGTGGCACGGGGTCAACGGCCTTTACCACTGATACAGAGCAGTTGTATTTATTTGACGGAACAGAGTGGGGCGAGATCGGAGCGGACGAATGATGGATAATATGGCGTTGTTCAATTTTGTTAAAAACAAAAAGCTTAGCAAGCGAGTAGCCAATATTGAAGACGGCAATGCAGACATTTACGGCACATGCTGGAACAAGGGGTCAAGCCCGACATTGATCAGAACCGACAAAAACATCGGGCAAACAGTCAACGCAGGGATCGATGCAACTCCCGCGTTTAATGGGTTGGATTTGTCATCAATATTCAAAGACGTTGAAGAAGTAACAGATTCATACGGCAACGTGTTCAGTCGCTTCCCGAAAACCTACATCAACAAAGATGTAAATTCAGGATTCATCGCCCGTCGAGTGTCTAGGGGTAAATCTGGTTCTGGCTGGTATCTGCCGTGGTGTTTCTGGGATTTCGTTAATAACAAAGAGTTGGATTATATCGACATCGGTAAGTATAACGGTAGCCTTTCCGATGACGGCACACGCTTAGAGTCTAAAACCGGTAAATTTCCACTGTTCAATAAAAACATTATTGAATTCCGGAATCTAGCCAAAGCGAATGGCGCTGGGTATCAGCAGTTGGATTTGCATGTGGTTGATTTATTACAAACAATGTTCGTTATTGAGAATGCCACTCTTAATTCACAGGCGGTTGTTGCAGGATTCACGAGTGGTCAAAACAATGCTGCACACACAGCAACCGTGGCAGAAACAAACACAAACAGAATTGTTTTAGCAACCGCAAATGCTGACTCTTACGTTGTTGGCCAGACAATCGGTATCGGGACGACCTTGAATGGTAATCAAATTTGCTACAATCGGGTTGTAACAGCTATTGCTGCCTATGATGGGAGCAACAAAGCAATCGCGTTCGATGGCGCACCTGTCAATATCGCAATCGGGAATATCTGCTATAATATGGCATACAAAACCGGCGCGTGTGATTCTGTTGTTTCGTCGATCGGAAGTCCAGTTTCAAACACGAGCGGTAAATATCCATTTGTATGGCACGGGATCGAAAACCTGTTCGGCAACATGTGGCAGTTTGTAGATGGTATTAATATTACTGATTTGCAGGCATGGGTTTGCAAGAACGCCGATAATTACGCGTCAAATTTGTTTACTGCTCCGTATGAAAAACTTGGATATGTCGATGCCAGCGCAGATGGATCCGTGACTGAGCTCGGATATGACGTCAATCTCCCATTTGTAAACTTACCGAAAACAACAACCGGAGGCAGCTCGTCTACTTATTATTGCGATAATTATTGGCAAAATACTGGACAGCGCGTTGCCCGCTTGGGCGGTACCTGGCTCAACGGCTCCAGTGCGGGTGTGTTCTGCTGGCTTCTGTACTCTTCCTCGGCGGATGCGACCTTGTACGGCGGCGCGCGGCTTGTTAAAAAACCTCTTTAGAGGGGGACCGGGGGAAACCTCCCCCGGAAAAACTAATTAACCATCAGGGATTTACGGTGCAAAGCGTTGCCCACTTAGGCAGTACCTGGAACAACAGCTCCAATGCAGGTATGTTCTACTGGAATCTGAACAATTCCTCAGCGAATGCGAACTTGAACAACGGCACGCAGACTCTTATTTATTAAATATCACCTATGCACTGTACTTTCCTTGGCCCTTGCCAAAATTTATGTCGATAAAGAGCACGGTTTAGTAGCAAAGTCGAACCACCGCGAGACAAATAAGAAGAAGGTTTTGATGAAAAGAATTGGATTCATTTATGAAAAAATCTATGAAATAGACAAAATGACTCCATCCGATGCCAGCGCGGTGATCTCGTATTGGGGATGGATTAAAAAGAGCAATAGTTACAATTTCTATCATAAATACATTAAAAAATACGTAAGTTTAAGTGAAGCAAGAAAGGTGGTAAGTGATAATGCAAAAAATATATGCGGAAAAGCCAGTGTTTGATGAACTGACAGAGTATCTGGTTGAGAAGGAACCTGTCGAAAAAGACGGGGTGTTATTCGTTGGTTTTGAGGTTAAAACTGTTATCAGTGATACGCCAATCGAGATCAAGCAGAGCGACGGAGAGTTTGTGGAGTTTGTAAAACCGTTGACAATTGAAGAACGGGTCGAGACACTCGAAGTCGATCAAGCGATTTCCAATTACGCTTTAATGATGGGGGGGCTAATTTAATGCTTACATTCGATAAAATAAAACGTTACTATGATAACGGGCTTTGGACTGTCGAAATGGTAAAAAACGCCGTCATTAAAGAAAAAATTTCAACGGAAGAGTATAAGCAAATAACCGAGGAGGATTACACAGTAGCATAAGTGACTTTCTTGATTGGATAGGGCCATCCGAAAGGGTGGTCTTTTTAGTACCATAAAAGTGTAAGTGTTAAGCACATCATTAGTGCTGTAACATTTGCACTTATTTTTTTATAATAAGGGAAGTAATTGGTCTGGCGTGGTCTTTTTTGGATTAACCACATCCGTCATAAAAACCGTCAACCACCCCTTATTATAAGCGTTCGATTAAGCAGGTTGGAACTCAAGGATGAGCTTTCGTGTAACGAACTAAAATGAATTGTAATAAGTGTGGATGGAAACAATTACAAATTTTTTAGAATGTGAGGAATAACGCTCAATGATAAGTGTAGGTATCGATATTTCAAAAGAAAAGAGTACCGTTTGTATTTTAAAACCATACGGTGAAATAATTTCCATGCCTTTTGAAATAAAACATGCAGAAAAAGCATTGTCAGAATTAACCACGATGATTTTAAGATTTAACGAAGAAGTTAAAGTTGTGATGGAAGCTACCGGAATCTATCATCTGCCGGTACTTAGTTATTTACAGGAAAAAGGAATTTTTGTAGCAGTGATCAATCCTTTCGAGATGAAACAGTATCGTAATCAGGGACTAAGATCGGTAAAAACAGACAAAAAGGACGCCATTACAATAGCGAACTATGGAATAGATTATTGGTTTCGGCTTAGGAAATATGAAGTGACCGCGGAAATTTATCAGGAGCTTAAAATATTGGGAAGACAATATAGTCATTATATGTGTATGAGGATAGAAAGTGTGCAATCATTGACACATTTACTGGATTATACCATGCCGGGTATTAAAGGACTGCTGAAGGGATGGCAGGATGCCAATGGCAAAGACAAATTATCGGATTTTGTTGAAGAATATTGGCATTTTGATAACATAACAAATATGTCGGAAGAAAACTTTATCAATAGTTATGTGAACTGGGCGAAAGAAAAAGGATACCATCAAAGCCAAAATAAAGCCGTCAAGATTTATTCCCTGGCAAAAGAAGGTATCCCTACACTGTCTGCAGATATGGAATCAACCAAAATAATGCTACAGCAGGCAGTAAGCGTATTGAAACAAGTCAATACAACTTTGACAATCATTTTAGCACGAATGAAGGAATTAGCCAAGCGATTACCGGAATACCCTATTGTAAGAGCAATGGGTGGAGTAGGTGATGTATTGGCACCAAAACTTATTGCTGAAATAGGCGATATAAGAAGATTTCACAGCGGTAAAGCATTAATTGCATATGCCGGCATTGATGCACCACCGTATCAATCCGGACAATTCGTAGGAACGAATCGAAAAATTAGTAAGCGAGGATCGTCAACCCTACGAAAAATTGGTTATGAAACCATGCGCGTTCTAAAAACGCATGGTGTTCCTGAAGACAGTGCTGTATATTGGTATATTCTAAAAAAAGAAGCTGAAGGCAAAGCGAAACGGGTAGCAAAAATTGCTGGCCTCAATAAATTCCTGCGCATTTATTATGCAAGGGTAAAAGAAGTATATCAATAAAGAAAGTGAATACATATTTCAAGGCTGGCTGAATAAATCCAGTCATTTTATGATGCAATAAAACTGAATAAAAAATTAAAATCTGCTAAAAAAGTTCTTGATTTTTCTTAGCAGGTTTTATTGCAAAGAAAAAGCCCTGGTGTTTAGTCAGGGCTTGTGACATATTTTTTGACATATTTTTATTTGAAATGTTCGATTGTTATTAAAAATCAATAAACGTTATACCCTTAATTTATTGGCATCGATGAAAATAACCTACATTATATATACTCACAAAGACGTTTGGTTGGGTTCAAATCCCTTTTCTCGCACCAATTTTTAACACTAAAAACGGCTATCTAATGCCGTTTTTTTAATGTCTGTAAATCATTTGACATATGAATTGACATATTTGTCTAATTTTTCCGCACTGGCCGACCGCATCCCGTCCGTGACAAACCCGTATTGATCCAGCGTGAATGCAGCAGTGTGGTGGCCCAGACTTTCCTGTACGGTTTTGATGTCCACACCCGCCTGTAATGATAGGACGGCATAGGTGTGTCTGAGATCATGCACTCTGAGTTTCGGCACCCCGATTTGGGCGGCAATTACTTTCAGATGTTCGTACACGGACCGGTGCCCGATCGGGGACCCGTCGTTCTGGCAGAAGACAAAACCATGGGCGTTGAAATCTGCATCGCCGGTGAGTAGCTTAAACCGGGCCTGATTTGCCCGTTCAGTTTTGATAATTTTAATTGCCGAGTCGGGCAGCGATACGGTCCGCGTCCGGTCATGTTTCGGAGGGCCGAATTTCACCGGCGCGGTACCGATTAGCTGGCGGTCAACAATCATGGTCTGGTTATCCAGATTGATCCGGTCCAGCGTCAGCCCGGTCAGCTCATTGATCCGCAGGCCGGTCAGAATCAGGAATGAAAAAACCGGTCCGTAAGGGTCGTTGTTGGCCACGCTGTAAAATGCCTGCAGGTCAGACTCTTCCAGCGGCGTTATTTTAGGTTTTATTTTTTTGGGCATAATAATGCCGGTCGCCGGGTTTACCCGTATCAGTTTGGCCGTGATCGCGTCACAGAGGCAGCGGTGTAGGGTACCGTGGATGTTTCGAACCGTTTTGGGCGACAGCTGCTTTTCTTTGTACAGTTTTGTGCAAAATTTTTGAACGTCTGATTGCTCGATGCTCTGTATCTGATTTTCTCCAAATTCGGGCAGAATGTGGACGCTCAGGTGGCCGGTATAGCTGAGCCGAGTCGAATCCTTGATCCCGATTAAATAACCCTCCTCCCAGCTCTTTGCCCATGTTTTAAACAGGGTCTTGTCTGATTTGACATAGGTCCCATCTTCCAGCTGGGCTACCAGATCATAAGCCTTTTGGCGGCATTCCTTTGCCGTCTTCCCATAGACCGTTTTATACTTCCCGTCCGGGGTGCGGATCTGGGTGCCGAAACGACCATCTTTTCTTTTACTGATTTTCATTTTCTCATACCTCCTTAGAATTTTGGGCATAAAAATGCCCGGTAGTTGTAAAACTCCGGGATATAAAGTATAATATTGATAGACAGTATACTGTGATTTATATCCCGGTATATGTAAAGCCGTTCTACTCTGCCAGGAGTAGGGCGGTTTTTTTATTTATGCGATTTTATCATACTCCATGATTGTCAGCTCACTTGCCAGCGCTTCAGCTTTATCCATTAGAACGTCAAGTTTTTCAGCAACGGACGCGGAAAAATA